TAGAATGCCAGCATTTTCTTCGTCTCGCGTTCTATACGCAGAATCCGCCTGCGGCTTTCAATCGCGATCCCCGCCAACGCCCACACTCCCGCCGCCAGCGCAACTAATGCCCACGCCAAGCTCATCCCTGCCTCCCCTGCCGATGCCACCGGGCCGGATTCCGCCTCGGCGCATGGATTTTGTCCCATTTCTCGTCGAACTTGATCCCCGCCATGTACTTCGCCGTCTGCGTAGGCTCCTTTGCCAGAACCTCCATCAACTGAACCGACCTCGGCTTCACATTCGGCTTGCCGAAAATATCATACAGCCCGTAGCCCGCCCCTTGCAGCGGCGAATCCGTCCCGTCGTCCGTCGATTCGATCTTCTCCGGCTCGTCCTCGTCCGCCTTCATGATCGGGATGATGCGCCGCAAATGCGTGCATCTGTCGGAGATTTGCCAGCTGGGAACCTCGATGGCATGGCCGTCGCCCGTCTCGCCTATATGAATCCGCTTGCGGAGCCGCTCCCGCATCAACGTGTCCCGGCCGAGTTTGTCGCGGGTGCTCTCGTGCGGGTCGGGAACTCCGTTCGCCCGCAGCACCGGCATCATGCGAGCGTTCACCGAATTCGCGTTGCCGCCCATCGTCGCCGTCTTCTTCTGCGCCGCCGCATCGAACGAATGCGCGAAACTTCGGAACTTCGGCATCACGCCGTCCTCCCGCGCCCACTCGCAGATGATCGCCGCCAACTCCTCCGGCTCCTTCTGCGTCTCCCTTATCTCGTCATAGGTGTAGACCACGCCGTCGTCGTCCATGCAGTGCTTGTAATAACAAGCCTGGTGCGCATATCCCCAGTTCCCGCTGATCCACTGCTTCCACCACGGCTTTATGTCAAGTTCCTGCCTGGGAAACACATGCTCGGCTTCGTCCCATACTCCTCGGAAGTATCCGCCCGCCGCTCCCCATATGGCGAACTTGAGCGCGTCCCGCACGGCTTCCGGGTAAGCCTCCAGATTGCGGAGGAAATTGGGGTCGTTGGCGTAGATGGGGTTGTCGAGATAGGTGCCCTCGAAATACGGGTAGTCCTCGCGCCGGTACGCGGCCTTCTGGCTGGCGCTCATCTCCATGCAAGGGACGCCATTGACGAACAAGTCCTCGACCCACACCGCGCCGATCCCAATCGGGTTGCCCGAGCCGTACTTCCGCGTCTGCCCGCTCACCGGGCAGCGGTTCCACGCGCTGGTCGCCATCCACTGGTTGAACGTGAACTCGCACAGCTCGTCATAGTAGATTTGCAGCCACTGCCCTTGGTAGTCCCATGCGTTGTAGTCGTACTGCATCGAGCCGAACTTGGTCGTGGCCCCGTTGCGCCAAACTACTTCGCTCTTAGTCTCGTTGAACTTGCGGTAGAGGCTCGCGGGGAATAGCTCCTTGAAGCGCGTGATGACCGTGGCTTCGAGCTTTGGGAAGGTGCGGCGAAGACTCAGGGTGTGGACTTTCGGCCCGTCGTCATTATTGAACCCGTTGACGGCTGCGAACTGCTCCATCAGGCCGCAAGTGGTCTTGCCCGGCCCGGCAGCCCCGCCAAGAAATCCATAGGGCGCGGAAGAACTGTGAAAATTGCCTTGAAACTTATATGGATCGTAGACGGAGCGGAGATCGAACTTGTTGTCGATCAGGAAGCGGCCAGCCCCGGATCCGGGATCAATCGGCATCTTACCGCGTCAGGTACAGCGTGCCCGAACTCGGAGCCGTCCCGAACAGGGCGCGGACGAACGGCCCCACGCAACTGAATACGATGCTCGACCCAGCCGCAGCCGTTATCGCTATCCCCGTGTCGCCATCCGTGAGCGGCACGTAATTGGCATTGGCGTCGGCGTATGCCACCTGCACCGTCGCGGCCTGGTTCGTGTTATTGTGCATCGCCAGAGAATTCGATCCGGGCGCGGGAGTCTGCCCCACCGCCACCTGCTGAGTCGCCGTTACCGCTCCGTCGGTCGCCGCGTTATAGAGGTTAACCGCGTCTCCGATAGTGAGCGAGCGGGCCGGTGTCGCGTTATACGATGGCATCTATTTGTCTCCCGACGGGCGCGGAATGCTGCTGATGACCTGCAACGCCCCGCTGTGCTCGATCTCTTGACGGTCGCCGTAAGTTTTGGGCTTGAGCTTAGAGAGAAGCCACTTGCGCGTATCAATCCGCAAACGCCGGTGCTCCGTCGCGTCCACGATCTTCACTTCGCGGCTTCCGTCTGCCTTAATCGTGATTATCTCCGACGGCTGCGTCTCATCCGCAATCGCCGAAATCTCGTCCGCCAGAATTTCGAGCTGCTCGTTCTTCGCGTGCGCGTACTCTTGTCTCAATTCGGGATGGGATAGCATCCACCGATACCAGGTCTTGATATCCGGGAATCTTTCGTCCGCCTCGCAAATCTTGGCGAGCGAAAGGGTAGTGATGGAGATCATGAGGCAGACGTCCGCTGCTATTTCGGGATCGTACGAGGATGGTCGTCCTGCGGGCATGGGATAAGTTTACACGATGGGGGCTGTGGGGTACGCCGACGGTGCTGGCTCCCGAGAACAGGTTCTCTTCGCCGCTTCCTGTCGAGCGTACCACGGGGCGCAAGCGAGGGTCTAATTTAGACTCTCGGCGTGTTTTAGGCTTTGATTTGTTCCGAAAGTCCGGAATTGTCGATCAAGTCCGCCCCGCCGCAAAAATAATCGAGCATTTTCAAACCTCCTCGATTTCGAGGCTAAGCAGCAGCAGCATAAGCTTCTTTTTCAGCCTGTACACCGGCGTTTTGCAACCCTTGGCGTCGAGGACGTGGAAGCCGTCCGCGTCGATGTAGGTGAAATCGGCGATGTACTTGACGGGCCGGATTTTTCCTTGCCCGGCGACAAGGACGAACGGCACCTGTTCCCGCAGCTGCGAGATGTCGCCGCACCGCTCGAGGGCCTGAAGCTTGGCGGCGATTTCGGCCTCCCGCATGGATGCGTAGCCGTTAGTTTTCCGGTTGCCGTATTTGGACGGCTTTTCTGCCGCTCCGCCTTCGACGTGGGCGGTCCATGCGGCCCTCTCGGCGGCGGTTTCCCTCTTCATTCATTCTCCGAGATAATTTCAGGTGCATCGAAAAACCCGAGCTCTCCCTTGAAAGGAATCGGTTTCTCGAAAATTACCGGATCGCGCAGCAAGAAGCCGAACTTGCCCACGAAAAATGCGCTTTGGGAAGCGCGGACGCAATCGTAAATCTCGACGCTGCCCACAATGCAGCCGCCCGCGGCTTTAATCTCTGCCCACTGCGGATCGGGCATCGCGAGATTGTCTTCCTCCGCCATGTGGCGAATGCTGTCGTAATCGTCCTCGATTTCCGACGGCTTCCAGAATTTGCTTGCGTGGAGCAAAACCCTCCCGCGCATAGCGGTATACCAATCGCGATTCTCTACAGGCTTCCCGTGAAGGATCGCCCACCACCATGGCGCTCTAACGCTCAATGCTTTCATGGTTCCCTTTCCTGACTTGCTCTATGCGACGCCGCACTCGGGAATCATGCGATGCCCTTAATCTGGCGAATTACCGATCGGATCACGCCGACGTAAGAAGCCTTTCCACGTTTCGCCTCCAATTCCGCCTTGAGACGGTCAAGGATCGCTATGTCTTCGGGAGTGAACTGAAAACTGATCTTCTTGTCCATTCCTCTAATTTACCACAGGATATTTCCACGTTCTACCTATTATTTTCCTATTGACAGCCTGAGGGACGCGCGCCTATATTTCTTTCAGTTGCTTTGGAAGCGGTTCAACCGGAAGGATGGAGGTTACGATGGAAGCGATTGGAATCAAGGATTTGACGCTGGAAGAGCTGATATTAGTGGAGGACGCGCTTGCGATGCAGACGCAGATGTCTAAGCAAGAGTTCGTTGGCTGCGTTATGCCGTCTGCGAAAGCCGATAACGAGCGGGCGTGGGACATGGCGATCTTGCTGATTCGGAAGCTCAGTACGCGCCGCAAGGCTGCTAACGAGGTCGAGCGGCACCTCAACCGCTTCCGCGATGATGTAGTCTTTCCGCCCTGCGCGGATCGCTGGTAGCCGCGTTAACGCTCTTGAAGTCTAAGATCTCTGAGCGCATGGCCGAACTCAAGCGCGCCGTAGCAGCATAGACGTTGAACCCCCGCGAGGGGAGCTTACGGCGGTTTCCCTCATCTTTTTACCGCATCCCGCAATTCAACCTGAGAGGCAAAGCAAAATGAAAGCATTTCACGGAAAGCCAGAGATTAAAGACCTTTACCTCGCACGTGTCGAGGCCCACCGCAAGGCGGATGAGATCGTCAAAGGCCAGTATTGGGACGAAGACGATGATGGAGTATTCAGGGGATGCGCGGTCGGGTGCACGCTGCATTCATCTAACCATTTAGCCTACGAAACGGAAGTGGGCATTCCGGTGCAGCTCGCCTATCTCGAAGATGGCGTATTTGAGAATCTCCCTGCCGATCTAGCAAAAGATTGGCCGCTACGCTTTATCGGCGCTCCTCGCGTTGGTGCCGATCTAACCTTTGTCGTCAACCACTTCTTCATCTGGATGTTAACTGATGGCATTCATGGCGTCATCCGTTTCGCGGTTACTGACGCACAAAAAGTTGCCATTCAGAACGTATCTGATCTTCACGCTCAGGTAATAGCTGGGAATCACCCTGGGGCTGCCGCGTGGGCTGCTGCGGAGGATGCTACGGGGGATGCTATGGGGGATGCTGCGGGGGCTGCTGCGTGGGCCGCGCGGGCTGCGGGGGCTGCGGGGGCCGCGGGGGCTGCGGGGGCTGCTGCGTGGGCCGCGCGGGCTGCGGGGGCTGCTGCGTGGACTGATGCGTGGACTGCTGCCTATGTCTCTTTTGCTGAAAAGCTTATTGCCCTGATGTCCGAGTCGGAGGTATCTCGGTGAGCGCAGCCAAACGCCAAGGCCGCAGATGATGTAGTCTTTCCGCCCTGCGCGGATCGCTGGCAGCCACAACCGCCCGCCGGGGCGAATCCGGAGGAAAGGGAAAATCAATGAACGCAGCAGCCGAGAACGCGATAGCCAGATGGACAAACCCGGACACCCGCCCGCTATTCAAGGGGCAACTTATCGACGCCGACGGGTGCAAGTGCGCTCAGGGCGATGTCCTTTCATGCCACGGATACACGGACGCGCAGCTCCGCGCGATGACGCAGGAGAACGCCGACGCGGAGGTGGCGAAAATACTGGGCATCAGCCGCACTCATGCGGTGCTGCTCCGGAACATCAACGATAGCGCGGACGGAGCGCCTCAACTGGTGCTTTCCGATCCGGCGAGGATACTCGGCGACAAGGCCCCGATACTTCTGGCGTTCTGGAGGCATCTTGACGGATTGGGCGCTGCCGCAGGGGGTGCCGCGTGGACTGCCGCGTGGGCTTCCGCTGGGTCTGCCGCGCGGACTGCCGCGTGGACTTCCGCTGGGTCTGCCGCGCGGTCTGCCGCGCGGACTGCCGCGTGGACTGCCGCGTGGACTGCCGCGTGGGCTTCCGCTGGGTCTGCCGCGCGGACTGCCGCGTGGGATGCCGCTGGGTATGCCGCTGGGTATGCCGGGTATGACATTCAAGGCATGGACTTGCTGGAGCGCGATGGGCGGAAACCCTACTTCCTCGCGTTCTTCGGGTTCGAGACATGGGATGATGTCCGCGCCCTGGGTCGCGGGGGCTCGGAATGAGGGCCGACCCATTGAGCAGTTCGATCCAGGAGTGCCGCGAAGCCCTCGCAAGGGGCGAGGATGTCAGCGGCCAGCGAGACGACCGGTATCGGGAATGGTACGGCGTCGAAGACATCGATGACGACATGACGGCGCTTGTGGTTTACGACCGCAACCGCGAGCACGAAGGATTTCGCTTGCGTTTCCGGGATTTCGAAGTCGATTGAAAGGGACGATGATGACGCCGAAGGAATCGTATATGAAGCTCCACAGCGCCGCGTACTACGTGCTGGCGGCCCCGGTATTCAGGGATGGAAGCCCGGAGCAGGAGGCGTTCTTCATGCTTTCCGGCGCGGCACGTTGTTATCTTCCGCTCATGAATTTAGATTGGCCGGGCTACGAGGAAATGGATGCACTGCGCGATAAGTGGCGCTATATACGCAGTATTGAAGGAGGAAATTAGATTATGCCGGTCAATTCGGAAATCCCGGAAGTGATGTCCATTGCGGACGCCCACCTGCTGCCTGTTGACGGCAACGGGTGGCGCGTTCTCCCCGGCGGCAAGCGCATAATGCTTGGCGCGAGCATAACCGGAAGCCTGACGCTCGCGAGGATTGGCGATTACGCGAGGATTGGCGATTACGCGAGGATTGGCGATTACGCGAGGATTGGCGATTCCGCGAGGATTGGCGATTCCGTGACGATTGGCGATTCCGTGACGATTGGCCATTACGCGAGGATTGGCCATTCCGTGACGATTGGCCATTCCGCGAGGATTGGCGATTCCGTGACGATTGGCGATTCCGTGATGATTGGCCATTACGCGAGGATTGGCGAAAAAACTGTATGGCTGTGCTCCCCTATAGCCATACAGGGCACGCGCCATCTAGCCACCAACTCCTCTCCGGGAATGATCCAGATCGGATGCTGCGAGTACTCGTTCGAGCACTGGACTGAGCACGTCCTCGGCATCGCCCGCGAGAACGGGTACACGAAGGAGGAGGGTCTGGAATACCAGAAGCATGTCGCCTACATTGTGGCCAATGGCGTCCCGGCGAAAAAGGAGATCGAATGAGCGCCATCGATACGCACATGGAATACATAGTAGCGGCGTTCTACATCCTACTGTGCCTGTTTATTGTGATCGCCGTGACCGTCGAACTGATAGTAGGCATTCCTAAAGAAAAGGATGGTGACAAGTGAGCGACGAGTGGATCGTAGCCGGCAAGGGAACGCCCCTGCCGATGTGCCTCTTGTGCGGATCGACCGTGATCGAGCGGGATGAAAAGCATGGAGGCTGGTGGTGCGAGAACGGTCACAGCGCGGAGGAAATTCCGCCGATTCACTGG